GCACAGCTTGAAGCGGTATATAACCAACTTCATAAGCTTAGTGAATTCACTGATCCAGATAACTACAAGTCATACGCTGATTTGAAGAAGAAACTCTTTGAAGTAATTGGCGAAGTAGATGTAGCAAATACATTTACTACCGAACAACATATTGAGTTGAATACAACTAAGGAACCGGTGACGCCCAATTCGGTTGAGTCTTCGGTGGAAGCAGTAGCCCCGACAAGCTCAAGTGAAAGTAATACAGGTGAATCTGATGAAGATACGTTATCGTACTTCGCAAAACTCGCCCAAAGTTAATTCGCTGGTAAGCAAGTCCTAAGATAATAGGGGTGAGCTAATTCCTAACGGTTCAAGAGGTGGTCTTAATTGGCCACCTCTTTTTTATATATTTATTGCAAAAGCATATTACCTAATCCCATTCCCATCGTTCTATCCATATGTGAATTCTGATTAGTTGAAGTGCTTACGATATTACTAGTATTTGTTGAAGCGTCAGTCGTAGTAATTACAGGTGTGATGTTAACCTTTGCCTCTTTCGCGTCAAGCGTATCATTCTGAGTTGCTTCCATTTGCGCACCAACTGTAGACGACTCTGTATTAATCTCAGCAGTCCTCGCATCCATTGCGGCGAGGTTGGCGTCCACTTGCACATCTATTCCTTCGATTTCTTTTCGAAGTTCAGCTATTCTTTCTCTTCTATTAAATTGGAATCCAATAAGACCACCTAACTCATCGCCTTTATTAACCTCTCTTATTTGATGTGCTATTTCCTCTTCAAGTTCTCTCTTCTCTTTCAAAAGCTCTACAGAGCTCAATTCATTTGCTGGCTGCTTGCTTTTCTCCAGCGCTTCTTTATATCCTTCAGCTCCTAGCGCCAGTCTCTCGTTGAAAGCGTCAGTAAAACTATCTCCGCCAGGAATAGCCGCCGCTTTAATACCAGCTATTAGTGCTGGTACAAAGTCAGTAAATAGCGTCGAGAAAAATTCTGCCATCATGCCAAAACCTTCTTCAATCATTTCTCTAATACTAAAGCTATCTAACCACTCTGATAAACCTTCAAATCCTAATTTTTCTGCGACCCATGACACCATACCTTTTAATAGGTCAGCAATACCACCAATAAATCCACCTACCGCGAATCCAATTCCCGTAAGTATCATGTCTATACCTTTTGCTATTGGATTTGTGAACTCTGTTGTTTTAAAACTGTGTATCATTCCTCTTATTGCATCAATAACCATCATTACAGGCCAAAGGAGTTTACCCATAGCAAATCCAAGCACTCTAAATAATCCTGAGAACCTGGTCATTAATCCTCCCAGGTTTTTTACGTAACCTATTATTCTTGAAAGAGGCCCTGCCTTAGCGCCTCCTAGCGGTTTAAGTTTTGCAATTATATCCAAGAATGCTTTCTTTATATTAGTAAAAGGCGTTATCAATCGTGTTAAAAGTGTAGAGCCCATACCTTTAAGTGTAATAAAGAATGTCTTTATCTTTCCTCCAATCATCTTTAAAAATTCAACAACGCTTTTAACTCGTTTAAATATCGCCTCAAAGAACGCGATACCTCGAGCACCAAGAATCTTATAGGTGTTTCCTTTTAGAAATTTGCCTGTTCCTGCTTTTTTGTAAACATCGCCTAAAGCGCTAAAAACGTTACGAATTGTTTCAAACAATAATATAAATGGCCTAAATACTGTTGCCTTTAAAGGACGAAGCACAAATCTTTTAAAAAGTTTCTTCAGCGTAGGAAACTGAAAAATTTTCATCGCACCAGATATAAAACCTCCAATAAACGATGTAAAAAGCACCCTTCCAAATACAAGTATTTTTTCAACGATGCCTTTTGTGCCATTTGAAAATTCAAAGTTTAAGTCTTCAGTATTATCTTTAATATCTGTTAACAGCCCTAGCGTTTCTTCTGCAACACTATTAGCTTCTGCCTTATCTTCAAGACTTTGCATCGTATCAGATTCGAGTGACTGTCTTAAAGCTCGAAGCTGATTAGTTTGATCTATACTTAGATTATTTTGCTTATCACCAAGCGCAACATTAAGCTTTTCGATATTTTCACGCCTCTTGTTGTCCTCTTTCTCCTGTTTAAGAGATTCAATAAGTTCTTTTGGCAGTTCGAGCTGGTTTGGGTTATCCATTTCTATTATTCTTTACGCGTTCGTTTTCTTTTTTAATGTAATCTTGCAAGAGTGATACATATATTTGCCTTTCCCATGGTATCATATTATCTAATTCTGTTAAACTATATTGGTGATGTTGCATCATAGAAAAATTTGTTTGATAGTGGTTGGCTAAAGAGTCATGGGAAAGGCAGATTAGAAAAAAGACTCTAATCCTTCTAGTATTCTAACGTTGTCATGTCCGCATTTGCTGCATTTAAATTCTACTTTTAACTTAAGTTTAGGCTGCGCAGATAGGTATTTTTGAATTAGTTCTAAATGTACACGAGACAATGACTCAACAAAATCTTTTAAATCGTCTTCAGATGTATCATCCGTTTGGTAAACACCATTATCGTCATATATTGATTCAATACTAGCGATAACTGTGTGAATAAGTGCATCTGTATCGTCATCTCCTTTTTTTGAAAGAAATTCTGATTTAGCGATTGTGATTGGTCGCATAATAATTCCTACGGTATCACTTAGCTGAATCTTTTCATCTACTTTATCTTCTGGAAATTCAACCTTAGCATCAAGTAAATTAATAGAAACTTCGTTATACTCGTCACACTCTTCACATTTAATTTTAATCTTAGCAGTTTCGCCTACAGACTTCGCTCTTAATTGAAGAAAAAGATATTCTAAATCATACGTGGTTAATTCACTTGCATCGACACTATCAAATGTGCATGCTTTAATGATGTCTTGCATCGCTTCAAAAATTTGCGAAGGATCCTTCGATTCTTGAGCAATCATAAGAATCTTTTCCTCTTTTACGAGGAATGGACGGAACTCGATCGTCTTATTTGTTGATGGTATTACAGCCGGGTATTTATTTGCTTCTAGTTTTGGTAATGGCATAGTATTATAATAATCTGGTTATTCCTCCAATCGCGTTTTTAATTCCAGAAAGAGATGAGGACAATCCTCCTTCTGGTACAAAGTCTTCATACGTCATAGTGATTGACAATTTCTGCGTGGTGTTCTCACTTGAATTATTCAAATCAATCGAATTTGCTGTCACGGGATAAGCGTTTCTAAGTGTTATACCATAGACAGGTACATCTTTTTCGTTTAGCTGCTGTATTGTAACATCTCTTTTATACACAGAATCATAATTCACTTTAAAAGTGTCAGGGTTAATGACTAAAGAAGTCCATTTGTCAAACATCTTTTTCATATAATAGTCATTTGTTAAATGAAACGAAAAGGTCACGTCTTCATTAATATAGCTGTTTGGTACTTTAACCGCTTGCCTAAAGTGCGAATGCTCCATAGTCTGTATTTGTCTTCCAGGTATAGAACAGCTTTCGCACAATAAGCCAATATCGCGAGGGTCATTTATTAATGACTTAGCATTGAAATTGCCAGAGATCGCGCTAATCGCAATGTCTTGTAAATCGATATTAAGCAAAGACTGGTCTGGTGGTGACATAAACACCGCAAATCTATTTGTTTTTGCTAATCCACCACGCTTACCTATTGTCGATTTAAAACTATCGATTGATCCTGGTGAAACTGCTGATGCTATGTCTGTAAATAATCCCATTAGATTGCTTTCCTTGAATCAGACCAAACCTGATTCTTATTATTTTTCTTAAAGTTTTCAGTTGGCATAAACAAAACGGTTTCCCATTCGCTGGCAGGTACCTCAACCATACGTGATCTTACATGCTCGCTTAAATAATGTTTGAAACAAGGGCCAAACATCTTCAATTTAGAAGCACCTTTTAAAAGATTATACGATAGTCTTAAGCGAGTAGTTAAATCGTATTTTTTATTTGTAGAATACTCTGTAAGTCTATCAAAGAAAAGAGCGCGTTGTTTATGGGGTAAATAGTGTAAGTTTAATCCATAAAAACCACCTTTTGCCTTTTCTACCATAAAAATTAAAGGGAATCTATCGTAATAAGGAAGTGTTTTCTTGTGTTTGGGATCATAGAAAAAATGAAACATACGACCAGACAATGGACGAGTTCTTGCCTTAAAATTATCATCCTTCAAAAGATTTTGACGATTGATAGTTTTCATGCCCTGTAATTGGCGTTTAAACCAATCCAAAGACTGCTCACTATTCTTTGCAACTCCAGCCTTGTACGCCTGGGCTTGTAATCTATCTATGTATGAAACTGCCATTATATAATCTATTTATAACTATGTAAGTAGTTTTATACCAAGCGATTTAAGAGTATCTTCATTCCACACTTGAAACGCCATTCCATTGCGCGATGCCCAAGCTGTAGCTGCTTCCCATTTAGATACGTTTTTTACGTAAGTCATGACTTCGTTTAAGTATTTTTTTGTCTTACGTGATCTTTCTTTAGGTGGTTGAGTTTGTTTTTTCGGTTTAATCTCTATTAAATAGCACTTTCCGTCTTTCATCCTTATAAAAAGATCTATAAAATACCTATGCATTTTTCCATCGGTCTTACATCTATACGAAACTATAACCTCTTCACTATTCCATCCAACGATATCTTTATTATTGTCGCACCACCTAAATGCCTGTCTCTCCCAGTGAGATCTATACGTTATGTTAGAGAAATCTCCTTCGTACTTTTTCAAATTCTTAGGTTTAAATTTTCCTTTATAATATTTCATGCACTTATTTGTATAAATACTATTTATAATGAGTATTGATATCATAAAAAACATACGAAGTGGGGCTAAAGATGGTTTTAAAGCTGGTAAAGCTACTCTTACCAATTTTTTAGGTTCGAGTGATCAAGGTTCGGGAGGAGGAGGGAATGCTGCTTTAATATTCCCTCCTTATATAAGAGCTCAAACGGACCACTTACCTCTTATTGAATTCACCGCGTACGAAAGGAATCCTTCTCCTGGAAATCTAAATGGCAAAAAGAAACCAGGCACGGGTTTTCATCGAGTATATCTTCCGGTTCAATCGGGTATTACTATTGGTGATACATCGAGCTATAACACTATTAACTTAGAAGGCATTGGCGCGAAAATAGCTCAACAAGTATCAGAAGGTGGAGGAACCGCAACCGATAAGCTAAGTTCTGGCGCAAGTGGTGTTATGGATGCGATTGATGCGATTGCTGCAAAACTTACTCCTACGTCAGCCGGCGATTACGCCTCTTTAAAATCACGAAAGATATCCAATCCAAATACTAACACAAGCTTTGAAGGCAATGGCATTCGTAACTTTGAATTCTCTTTTAAATTGATCGCAAAAAGCCAACCAGAGGCTGAAATGATTCAAAAGATACACGAAACATTCCGTTATTTTTCTTATGCTGATTTAAATACGGAATCTTCAAACCTCTTTCTTTCTTATCCATGTCCATGGACCGTTCGGTTTGTCGATATGAGCACCGGAGATGAGAATCCTTATATACCTGGAATTTGGTCTTCGTATTTAACTGCTGTCAATTCCAACTTTAATTCAAGCGCGAATATGTATTTTAGTGATAACGCTCCACTTGAGGTGGACATTTCTTTATCATTCCAAGAGACAAGAGTTTTAAATCGAAATGATATGCTAACTATAAAGGACGATCCTTTAAGAGGAATTATAAATGGTAAACCGAGCACAATCGCACCAGCTGCCGCGGCTGGCAAAAATATAGAAAACGTAGGAGGAGATTAATGGCATTTTTTAAACAGTTTCCAAAGATTCAGTATAATACGCTTCGTGATGGCGTCATTAGTGATATCACAAATATCTATCGTCATGTCGATGTAAACGATGTTCTAATCGATGATGCTTCAACGTATACTTATTACGAAATTAAGAATGGTGAAAGACCTGACACTGTTTCAAGTCGATTATATGGTACTCCTGATTATTATTGGACATTCTTCGTAGCAAATGAATCGCTTAAAGAAGGTCTTAATTCGTGGCCTCTCGAATATAATCAGTTTCGCGAGATGATTGAGCAGGAGTATGGTAAATACTCTGTTGCGATTATTGTGCCAATCCAGTCAAGAGTGCTTGTAAATGGCGAAAGCAAGATTGAACATAAAAACTATTTAGCAGGTTTAGATTTGAGCTATGTTGAAATCGTCGATAAAGATGGCAACAGCGCTAAAATTCTCAAGTATGATATCGAAACTCTTCAGCTTTGGCTGTACGACGTAAGCAATCCTGCGTTTTTTCAATCTGAAGAATTTACATTGCGCTACACCGGATCTGATCAATTTAACTGGTATAAGGAAGTATACGAATGGTCTGAAAGACATGCACCATTGCAGTATGACTCGTTTATTCGCTTTACAGACTTTAACGCGGGCGATACAGAAATTCAATATGACACACTTGAATATTATGAATTGTTTTACACCAGCCAGTTTCAAAATATTGTGTTTGATGCTCGAGAAGTTATAGCTCAAGCAAAGAATGCTCCAAAATATTACCTTGATGCTGATATCGAAGAAGAGAGTATTATATCAGCCTTTCAGGCATTCAATTTAGAATATGACCTTGCGGAATTAGAAATTGAACCTTATTTCCGCGGCCGTTTAGAAGATCATGCACCTAATTATAGTGGATCTTTTGTGAAAGGCGATATAATCGATCTTATTTCAAACACTTATCGTAATACGTTTGAGGCTGGCTCTTATGGAATTTATAGACCTGATCCTCAATCAGCAAGTGTATCAATTATTGAAGTCGAAGAGCAATTAAACTTTGATAGAAGAAAAATACGAATTATACGTCCAAACATCATTGAAGAGTTTGTTGAAAGGTATAAAGAACTTATTCAATCCTAATTATGTCAAATCGAAATATACTCGAACAGGGTACAAAAGAGGCTCTGTTTCCTGAGGGATTCAACTGTAAGGAGATCATACTTCGAAATCACGCTGGTGTAGAGCGCGATATTAAACAAATCGTAGTGAAATTCTCCCTTAACGAGTCTCTTTATTCACACTCTGTAATAGCAAAGTTAAGTGTAAAAGACTCAACGAACTTCTTCGAAAAATTTCCAATCACTGGTCAAGAGACTGTACAGATTAAAGTCGAAAGGAAGACCACCTTTACAGACAGCGAAGCACCGGAAACTCTTGATCTTCTATTCTTTGTCACGGAGTATCCAGTCTATGGAAGATCTGGTCAGCATACACAGGTGTATAGCTTCTCAGCGATCGCTCCTCACGCGTTTGGATCCTCCTTTCGTAAGATATCACGATCATATAATGGATTAACCTCGGAAGAGATTCGAAAGATCCTTGTCAATGACTGTCAACTGCCTGAAGAGAACTTCCAGCTGACCGGAGATCCTATTTCGACCGCAAAAGGACTCATTACGAGACAATCTCCTCTGAAAGCAGCGGCATGGTTCCTTTCAAAAACCTTCGACGAAGCACTTGCACCATTCTTTTGCTTCCATACGATCTGGAATAAGGTACAACTCTCCTCATATACATCCCTTATATCACAAGAGCCCTACGAAACTTATATACATACTACAGGTTTCAGTCAAAATGCTCAAACAGAACAAGATTATATTGAAAGAAGTACACGGATACTTGAAATCGCTTCAGAATTAAATCTTGGTAAGGTATTTCAGGGACAAGCAGGAGCATTTGCATCGAATAATAACTCTCTTGATCTTACGAATAAGACATATACGAAGTATAATTATGCTTATAATAAAGATTTAAAGAGTAAAAGCAATAGTCTCGAAAAGGGGACTGTATTGTCGCGTTTCTTTCAAACCGCCTCAACGGAGATAGATACGCTAGCAGAAGCTCACAGTGAGTATATTAGTCTGAATACAGGTGCATTCGATGGTACACAACAGAATATGAATGCTTTACGTACACAGACACAAGGAGTCACACGAGCATATCATGAGATACTCGATACGACTCAGCACGAATTAGTACTACACGGAGACATGGGTCTTAATCCTGGTCGTGTTATAGAGCTTAAGCTACAGCGTACAATGGATCCTCAGAACTTTCAAGATCTACTCGAAAAGAATCCACGAGATGTATGGGACGAGCACTTATCAGGTAAATACTTAATCACTTCAGCGATACATACATTCGAAGATGGTAAGTATTATACGAATGTTAAGGTAAAGCGTGACTCTTTCTCGATCGATATAGATAATATATAGACATGAATAGCGAAGACTTTATATACGGAAAAGGATTCCACTGGTTTACTGGTGTGGTCGAAGATATACATGATCCAGAAGAGATGGGCCGATATAAGGTTCGTTGTTTTGGTTATCATACTGACAATAAGGAACATATCTCTACAGAAGATTTGCCTTGGAGTCATGTTATGTTACCAATTACTTCAGCGAGTATGACTGGTATAGGGCAATCAGCGACTGGTATATTACAAGGAACATGGGTAGTAGGCTTCTTTCGTGATGGTACAAATGCTCAGGATCCTCTTATAATGGGTACGTTACCATCAACAAGTAGTCTTACTGCTGATACAAAGTCTGGATTTAACGATCCTGAGGGTGTGTATCCGCGACCAGAGTATGTAGGCACTGAAGTTGATACACCAAGACCATCGCGTGTGCAGTACAGTGTAGCTCAACCTTATACAAATAAAGAAGATAATCGACAAGAAGCAATCGAAACAGCGGTACCTCCTCGTGTTACATCAATCTCTCCGGATAAAGACGATACTTATTATAATAGAAGTACTTGGGAGAATCGTAAGCTGAAAGAAATTATTGGTCCAGTCTATCCTGCAAATCATGTTACAGAGTCTCAATCGGGACATGTAATTGAAGTCGACGATACGCCGGATCTCGAGCGCTTGTCTCGCTATCATACCTCTGGTACTTATGAAGAGATTGTAGCGAATGGTGATAAAACTGTCACTGTTGTTGGTGATGAGTACGAGGTTACCTTTCGAAATAAGAACATGTATGTGAAAGGTAGCGTAAATCTAACAGTTGATGGTGATATGAAAACTCTTGTGAAGGGTGACTATCATCTCGAAGTAGAGGGAGACAAAACAGAATATATTAAAGGTACACGTACGAGTAAGATTGGTCAGAATGAATTAATCGAAATTGATCAAGAGCGTAGTATTAACGTAGCAGAAAATTTCACGTCACGGATCGGCGGTAACGAGATCAGGGATGTAATCGTCGATAGTACTACTAACATTACCGGCCATTACAATATGAACATTGTGTTAGATAGTAAGACGGTGGTTAACGGATCAACTGCACAAACCGCGATCGGAACCTTTACTGTAAACTCTGTTGGTAATATGACGCTTGTGTCGAACTCTACCTTTAAGATTGATACGAATGCAGATATCGACATTGATTCTAAAAATAATATCGTGATATCCGCGAATAAAACAGGAGGTTCCGGTGCTATAGATATAGATGGATCTCGAATTGACTTAAACTAATATGGCTATTAATTGTTCCAGTAACGCTCTTCTTGATACTCTCAACGCAAAGAAGGAGGCTTTGAATGCGAAGGTTGCCGATTTGTCTGCTTTAGGTGCTGGGGCTATGGCTGATCTTCAGGCAAAAGCAGATGAAATGAAAGATGCTCTGCTTGCCGCGGTTCCCGAGCCTCCCGTAATTCCTAACTTCAAAAAAGAACTTGAAGAGATAAAAGGCAAGATAGGTAAAGAGCTTGCAGAGGCGAAGGCAGCATTTGAAGAAAGGTGGGGTGATGCTCTACCTGATATCGATATAGATGGTCTTATGGATAAGGTGTCTGAGCCGGAGTTCGATTTCTGTAAGGATGTACCTAATATCGAAGCGCCGGAAGTCAGTCCTGAAGGTAAGGTAGAACAGGTCAAGGTGAAGGCGGAAGAGCCTATCGTAGCTGCTGATATACCAAAGAAGGTCGAGGTCGTAGAGCCTACCGTAATCGAGAAAGAGAAGGAGCCGAGTGTGAGTCCTAAGGTTGATACATCCGCGGCAGATATTAAAAAGGCAAAGGATCTAAGATCACGTGAATTAAATGAATATCGATTGACATATAAAGATTTGCAGACCGAGGCCACAAAAAAAGCTTTCAGGATTCTATCACAAGGAGCAAAAGATCATGATGCAGTTCGCACCGCGATGGACAGTACGTGGCAATCTATAGATTCTATTGTAGGTAGAATGAAAAGTAAAGCGCTACTTGAAGGTGTGAGTGATATTGAATACTATAATTCTGGTAAAGGGAAAAGGCTCGAACGAAGTCTTCTTAAGAAATATATTATTGCGAAATCGGAAGAGGCAAAGTTTAAAGAGTATAATGGGCAAATGATGCGCTTTAATCACGTAATTACCTATTTCCCGGGTCAGTCTTTTGCTGAAGAAGCTCAACAACAAACGGAATACATGAATAAGAAAATAACTCTAGTGAAAGAAGAAGGCGATTCTCTTGTGATTATAACACCGGGTGGGCATGATGCAGTATTAAAGGGCTATGCCGAGATTGCCACTCGGCATCAGGATGCTATAAACGATTTAAGAAATTACAAAGTTTAATCATTACCGGCCATTACTATTTGAGATAAATGGCTATGGTGGTTCAGGCGGAGTATAGCACCCAGCACAAATTCAGCGTTATATAGTATTATATAGTATAGATTCAGAGTTCAACAGTGCATATTGTAATTGTCTTCGAAAACACGCGCGAGATTTTTCGGCTTTGAAACCATGAGAGGTGTATAAATAGATTATATATATGTCAAATGTGCTTTCAGATTATAATAAGGAAAGGTCTTCAAATGTTCTTAAACGTGATCTTTATTCTGACTTGCCTTTAGGTCTTCAAGTACATCCGAATCTGGAGGACGTAATTGCGTTAAAGGATATAGATGCGGTGAAGCAGTCTGTCCGTAATCTTATCTTAACGAATCAGGGCGAGAGACCTTTCCAGCCCGCGATTGGATCGAATATTACTGCTTTACTTTTCGAGCCTGCCGATACCTTTACCGCGGTTGCTATTCAAAAAGAAGTGCTTGCCGTATTAAAGAAGTATGAGCCAAGAGTAACTAATATTGATGTGCAGGTTTTCGATAACTCTGATAGAAACGCTTATCAAATTACGATAGCGTTTAAAATTATTTTTTCTGATACTCCTGAAGAAATTAACTTTTATTTACAACGACTAAGATAGATATGAAGCAACTGAACGTAACCGAACTCGATTTCGACAAGATTAAAAATAATCTAAAGGAATACTTGAAAGAGCTTCCTGGAGGAGCTTATCAAGACTGGGACTTTGAAGGTTCAGGTTTAAATCAATTACTCGATATTCTAGCGTATAATACTCACTATAACGCTATCCTCGCACATAACACTATGAACGAGTCGTTTATTGATTCGGCACAGATACGAAGTAATGTTGTTTCACGTGCGAAGCTGCTTGGTTATGTACCAAGGAGTGCAAGCGCGGCGAAGGCGACTCTTTCACTTACGTTTCCTTCGAGTATAAATGATAATCAGGATTCTTATTCGATTTCTGCCGGCCTTAAATTTACGACCACGGTCGACGATATAACATATACATTCGTGACGATTGAAGATTATACTACACAGCTTGATCCGATCGCCGACGAATATGTTTTTCCCGCGGTTGAAATTTATCAAGGGAGAATTAAGCACAACAAGTACGTTGTAGATGAGGCTTCCTTCCACCAAAATTTCGAGATTAACGATACAACAATTGATATATCTCAATTGAGTGTTGACGTATACGATAATAACAGAACAAGTGCGTTTCAAGCATATACGAGATTTGATCAGATTGGAGAGGTTGGACCTGACTCCGCGGTCTACTTTATTCAAGAAAATTATGATAACCATTATGAGATTTCTTTTGGTGATGGTGTTTTTGGTAAAAAGCCTGATGCTCTTAACATTATTGATTTTAAATACTTAAGCACGCTTGGTGCTGATGCAAATAACGCAACGATCTTTACATGGGCAAACGTTGGAGCTCCTCCATCGATCACAACAATTTCAAAAGCATCAGGAGGTACTTCGCGTGAAGGGATCGAATCAATTCGATTTAATGCTCCTCTTTCGTTTATAGCTCAAAATAGAACAGTGACAATTGACGACTACAAGTCAATTATTGGTCAAAACATCACAGGCCTCCAATCACTTTCAGTTTGGGGTGGGCAAGACAATAATCCTCCAGAATTTGGAAAAGTGTTTATTAGTGCTAAGCCTGTTGATGCTGAAGTGCTCAGTGAACAAACAAAAAACGATATTACAGATTTACTTAAGAATAAAAAGATTATTGCTATTCTACCAAAGATAGTTGATCCAACTTATACGTACTTATACTTTGATGTTTTATTTAAGTATGACTCAAACCGTACAAGCTTATCTCAAGGACAACTCAAAACAAAGGTGCGGAACGCGATTGAAGAATTCAACACTGAAGAACTACAGCGCTTTGATGGCGTCTTCCGTTCTTCGCAAATGCTTTCACTTATCGATAACGTAGACTTTTCAATTCTTAACTCAGTTATTCGGGTGTTTGTCTATAAAACGTTAAACGTCTCTTATGCTAATCTTGCTCCGGTCGAACTCAAATTTGATATGGAACTTGACGGAGATATCGACGAAAAAGAATCTATTATTAGTTCTGATTCTTGGTCATTTGGTGGTGTAACATACAAACTCGCAGATGAAACTAAGAATGGATCATTGGATGAAAGAAACATTTTTGCATATCGAGAAACGAGTTCAGGTGAAAGAATAAAGGTATACAAATCAATTGGTACACTATTCTTGAAAGAGGGTACCGTAAAAGTCAATCCACTTCCTGTTGAGCAAAATGAATCAATTAATATTTATGTTTCACCTGCATCAAACGACATTGTTTCAAAACGTAATAATCTACTTTCGATCGATATTCAGAAAACACTTGTAAGCGCAGATGTTGATACAATATCTGTCGCTGGTTCTTCTGGTGCAATTGACTATAAAACCTTTAATAGAAACCGCTAAGAATGTCTCACATCGCAATTGCATCTGCCTCGACCTCTGCCACTGAACACCATAATCGAGAGACAACTCGTACAAGCACTCTCATACCTGAGCAGCTTGTAGAAAAGGCTTCCGGCCTTATTCATTTGCTTGAAGATTATTACAATTATTTGAATACGAATGGGCTTCCTTCGCGTGAAATAAATCTTATTGTTGATAATCACGACATTGATCGTGTTTCAGCAAAGTACTTAGATAGCATCGGAAGCGAAATTGCGAAGAATGTACCAAACTCAAAGGTGCTCGATCAAGTTTCTCTATATAAGAAGATAGTAAAATTCTATTCAATACGAGGTTCTGAAGATAGCCTTTACGCGTTCTTTCGTATTTTCTTTGATGAATACGCAACTGTGACATACCCTAAAGAAAAATTATTTAAACTTTCTGAAGGCGATTGGGAACCTTCTAATATTAAAGATGAGGTGCAATTAGTCGGCAATCTTCTATCTGGCAAATTGACAAATGAATCGCTTAATACAATTTTTCAAATCAAAGATGATTCTAACACTGTACTTGGAGAAGGGCAGCTTTCTAATTATGTAAATGTAGATAAAGAATTTGATTATGATAACATTACTGACGGTATGGTAATGGGTTTTGATTCTAAACAAAATACTACAAATACTAATTGGATATCAATTTCTGATTATCCTTGGGTCGGTACATTTGAAAATGGTCTTGAATATCAATCTGAAACACAAGATATAAGATTTGATGGTAGCAACGATTATATTAGTATAGGAAATAGAGGAACTGATATTCCTATTACGGATGAACACACGATTGTTGCAAGGATAAGAAGAGAAGATAGTTCTGGGTATCGTAGACAAAATATATTCAGCGCAACTGAAAAAGGTAGTCCGTTTGAAGCACACGAATTATACATAAAAGCAGTAAATGGAAAAGTTGGTCGGTGGTGGAATAACATAGGTAATCCTATGATTAAGGAGTCTGGCGATAATATAAGTGTTTCAGACTTTAAAACTACGACAAATTTCTATGGAGATTTAAGTGGTATATATTATAAAAACACCGCTTACGCTAGTAACACTGGTTTGTATAACGGTAAACCATTTTATGTAGATACAAATGTATTTTATACTAATGGAACAACATTCATACATAATACTTACTTATTCGATGAAAATACTGGCTTTGGCACTCCAAATAATTGGCCATGCGCAGTTATTTATTACGATGGAAATAAATGGGTATTTAAAGGCGCAAGAAGATACACGATAGAGAGTCAGGTTTTTGGGGATGAGGGTGTAGTTTTATGCTATTCAGAAGATACAGGTGAAGATGTTTTTACTGCTGATATAGAATGGTTCAACGATTATTCCACATTAAACGCATTTGTAAATACGCCTGTACATGAATATGGGTTTATATTTGCGAATAATACTAGTGTACCATCTAATGGCAAATACTATACCGTTGCAATGACGGGTAAGAAAGCTAGAAAGGGCGGATATGTTAAAGTATCTGTAGATGGTAATGATTGGGAGACTATTATTTCAGGTGACACGAGTGTACACTTGAATATTACTGATCAAACGCCTATCAATATTGGTAGATGGACTGGAAATAGATATTTTTTCAAAGGCGTGATGTCGAATATTCAATATTATAATACATCATTAACACCAGCTCAAGTGTTACAAGTTTATAATTATTATTTGGCTGTTGCCTATAACTTTTATCAAATAGAATTCGATAATCAAGATGGAAGTTTTATTAATGGTTCTACACTGATTGAGAAGAATGATCAAGCATATACGCTCAATCTTCTAACAGGTCATACCGTTGATAGTTTTTGGACATTTGATGAACCAGCACTGGATGAATCCGGATTTGGGCCCACGATTAGAATTGAAGCGACATATACTAGTGGATTTGCCAATGATAAACAAAAGGTTATGTGGGGTGATTTAAGATCAGATTTATTTACTTCAGGCAATCAAGTGCAACACGTATATAGCGCTAAAGATGTTGGAAGTTACAATGATCGTCGAAGCTTTGCTTCTGATGTGAATAAATTACACGATGGAGATTTCTGGCAAGAGTTTTCGTATGTTGTGAATGTAGCATTATCTTCTAATCAGTGGGAGAACGAGTTTATAAGAATGGTTCACCCCGCAGGCTTAAAATTCTTCGCTGCTGTTTTATATATTCTTAATGTTGATAATAATTGGATCGGCCCAAAGGTTGAATTTGATCAGGCATTAAGACAATATAAGAATACATTTGATCCAACGCAATATAAAGGAAATTATCGTACTAACGATCCTTTGACTGATTTGAAATGGATGGAAGGATTGACACCGCCTTCGATATTAAATGCTGATGCCGATGCTTATCATATGCCACTGTTTCAACCTGGATGGTTAACAGGAGACTTAAGATTCCTTGAATTGATTATTGAGGCGTTTGAATTTGATCTTGGACCTAATGATCCTGCGTATCAAAGAATGGTACTTTCAACTCTTCATCTTCTTCATAGATCAACAAAGGATAGAAATGCTTTTGCAAGAGAAGATTACTTAGAGAATATAAAATTCTTAGATCAAAATCCAATCACTCCATATCTGAATACTATATTTGAAGAAGCCGTATTTAATAATTCAAATATTTTTAATAATTTAGGAGCATTAATTGATCTATCAATCATAGAGAATCTTCGCTTGAACACTGAAATTCTTGAAGATATAGAAACTGAAGATGATCAGGACTACTTAATAAAATAATAAATTTAGATAAAAGAATCGTATAAATATAACTATGCCTGAAATTAAAATATCACAACTCACCTCAGCCACAACTCCAGCAGGAACAGAAGTATTGGCTATTGTACAATCGGGTGATACAAAGAAGACTACAATCAATTCTTTGGCAAGTGCACTCGAAGATAATCTAAGTACTGGCGCTCCAACATGGACAACTGATGGAGTGTTAACCGCTGGTCATGATATTATCGCGGGCGGGAATGATGATGGTCGAGTAGCTCTCACGATCAACGATGGCTACGGTAATGCTAATCTTACATTCAATAATACTAATGGTATTCCAGATGTAAATGGTTCTTCTGCACGAATTGCAGTAAGTGTTGATAGCAATCAAGAGCTAATGGACTTTCAATTGAAAGGTTCTGTCACTGCAGGAAGTACACTACCTTTAACATCGGTACTTAAGCTATACGATGATAGTATTCAGCTGCTTAAGCCAACTACATTAAGTAGTAATGGAAATACAGATACATCACTTGTCAATAAAGGATACATCGATACTGCACTCACTGGTAAATCTGATACTGGTCATACACACACGCAATATTCATTGAATACACATCTTCATGATGATAGATATTCTCAACTTGGTCATGGTCATTCAATTGGCAATATTAGTAATTTACAAACCATATTGAATGGTAAGATCGGCGAGACTGAAATCAATGGGGCACACTTTACTTTTGCAAATAATACACTTTCGTTGAAAACAATTCAAGAAGGACAGATCGCCACTGATGCAATCACCGAAACTAAGATTGAAGATGGTGCAGTAACACCCGCAAAACTGAGTACTGGCGCTCCGAATTGGGGTGCAGACGGAACTCTTACAACAGGTCATATTTTCACAAATGGCGAACGGATTGAAATCAATTATTGGGGAAGTGGTGATCGTAATGCATATATTGATTTTCATTCTTCGGGAGCATCGGCAGGAGGCGATTACGATGCTCGACTGTTTAGATATCCAGGTGCAAACGGAAAATTTGAGTTATCGAATATTGGAACGGGTCCTATAACAGTTGATCGAGAAATTGCTGACATCACTGACGATAAATCAATTGTTACTAAGGAATATGTTGAAAGTCTTATCAATTCTTCAGCTTTAACTGGTTTGTTAAGTATACCTTTGAGTACAAATTACCCAGCATACTATCTTCAAGGTACTGTTATAAGTGGGTCTCTTACAGGAGTTTGGTCTGGCACAGGTGGTAAATTTGATGAAACAATTACAATTGCTCTGAGAAACCTTTCCACGGGGTCGACCACAGTATCCAGCTTTTACTCGCGCACCGAGAACGTCGCCAGCAACGACAACAACTTTAGTGTTACTAGAACATTTACAAGAGCCAATTATACCATTCCATCTTCTGGGTTGTATCAATTATCTGCTAATAAAGCCTTTAATACTACGAACGGCGCCACTGTTACGCCACCAGCGTAACATCACATTTTAAAACTATGAAAGTATATAAAAATATAACAACTGCACATAACCCGTGCGGCGATGGTCTAAGTAAATTTTTATCGGCATTGGAAAATCGCGAATCAATGACTATGGATGAATGTATAAAGACCGTTGGTCTTGCAGAATCGTTCTGGTATGTTTTGCAAAGTGCCCCAGAAAAAATATTAGAATTCCATGCAAAATCAAACAACCAAAGCGTTGAATCAATGAATGAAATGGTAAAGGACACATTTGAAAGTGGAATACACGTAAGTGATGTTTTGCCATTCTTTCGTTTTGCTCATAGTCTTGAGAATCAAGTCATATCGAAGGATACACGTCTGGCTCAAGAATTGGTTGTCAGTCTTATAGATTTTCATGGAGAATATACAATAAAAAAATGGCTCCTCAGCTTATAGATCATTCCTTAAATCTTTATAAATAACATTATGTCAGCAATCATTACAAATCAATTTAGAAAAAATTCAAGAGAGTTATTCATTAATGACATTGAAAATGTTACTACTGATGATTATTTCATTGGTATTGGAAAATCGGAACCTTGGCCAGCAATCAATAATGTTGAAGAAACAGATATTTCCTATTCAGTTCCACTTCCAACTAATACAATTAATGAGAAGAAGGATGTATTAAATAATCTATTTTCTCTTTTAAAGGTACAAGAAACATTTTCTGTTATTCCACGAAACGAATGGGCTAGTGGAAGAGTGTATAAAACATATGATCCTTATGATCCTAATGTTTTCAATTACGAGACAGTGGGAAATGTGGCATATTATCCTTGTTATATGACACATAACGATAAGATTTTTGTATGTTTAAACAATAATAGCAATAATCCTAGTACTACCAATATTACAACATCGACATATACAAATCCTAGTATATTGACTGATGACTATGTCTGGGCCTATGTCTGTGATGTAGATACTAATTCTAATTTTTACACTGATCAGTTTATTGATATTCCAGTAGATATTACTGATGCAGGTGATATTACAGCCGCACTAAATGCTACAGGCGGATTGGTGTATGGATTTAAAATTATTGATGGCGGTACTGCTGTCTCTAACGATGTAGATATTACACTTGTTGGAAAAGATTCAAGTGGTTTAGCGATAGCTGATGTAGATATTCGTATTGGAACAAATGACCAATCGCCGTATGACGTAACAATTACAAACGGTGTTATATCATCTATTGTATTTACGACGAACGCGTGGCCAACAGGATATAGTGAAGCATCTATAATTGTGGATGGGCATGAAACGAATATTCAACCCTTGATTGCACCAATCAATGGGTTTGGCTATTCTCCAAAAAGCGATTTACCTACTTTCTATGCGGGTCTTTATGGTTCATACTCCGGCGAAGAAGGAGGAGAAGCTCCTATTAATATCGGATTTAGACAAGTGAGTCTTATTAAAGGACCAACTCGTACTGATAATGATACGCCTGTAAATGATACATTAAATATCTATGATGCACTTCAGTATTTACAGCTTTCATCTATATCAGGTATTCCTACAGACGCGGGAACAATCATTGAACACGCCACGAATGACGCAAAAGGTTATTTGGATTATATAGATGCGGCGAATAATCGTGTTTATTATCACCAAAATTCAAATGGCGATATCAATAAGAAACCTTTCGAAACTGGTAATGTTACATTTACTGCACCTGGTGGAACAACTACAGCAAACTTTGCAGTATCTGCTTTAGGTCAAGGTGAATACGATCAAGGTTCGGGTGAAGCGATTTTCCTCGAAAATAGAAAAGCAATTTTAAGAAATAGCAATCAGCAAGAAGATATTAAACTAATTATCCAATTCTAATGGCAATTAAGACATACAACGACGCTCCATATAATGATGATTTTAATTCTAATAGCGTTCAGTTTACTGGAGCCGAAGGAAAAAATTATTTAAGAATTCTCTTTAGACCCGGTCGATCTGTTCAGGTTCGTGAATTGAATCAGATGCAGTCTATTCTGCAATCTCAGATTGATAAGTTTGGGCAAAGTATTTATAAAGAGGGACCTATCTTAGATGGTCAAGCTAATCTTGACAATAGTGTAAAATATATTGATATTCTTTTGAATGGCACAGGTACCGCGGTACCAGCAACAATTATTACATATATTAATCAGATTAAAAAGATTAAAACAAATAATGGTTTGCAGGCTTCGGTTCTCCATTATGAAGTCTTAGAAGATGAAAATACATATAGATTCTTTATTCGATATGACTCATCTGTGCAAGATGTTGATGGAGAGAACGTGCAGGAATATGTTACATCAGATTCAATTGAATTAGATGCGCCCATTATTAATCCATTAACGAATAATGATGTAGTTAATAGTGGAACAGAATTTTCTGAAGTTACTGCAACTGGTTATGGCGCTGTAGCAAAAACAGATGCGGGTGTTTATTTTATCAACGGTGAATTTGTTTATAATGATGCCGAAGAACTTTACATTGCTAAACCTTCTGAAAATTATACACTAAATGGTAAGGTCGCTTTTGTTGTAACAGACACGATTGTCACTTATATCACAGATCCTTTACTATTAGATAATGCAACGGGAACACCTAATGAAACTGCTCCTGGTGCAGATCGTTATAAAATTGATTTTCAACTTTCCTTTTTAAGTGATAATGATGATGATCTGGTCGCGAATAATACTGGTGTTTCTTTCATCGATGATGTTCAATCTTATATAACTCTATTTATTACAGATTTAGATGTTGTTGTAAAACCAGCTCGTACCGAATATACACAACTTGATCGAAAATTCGCTAATCGTACATTTGAAGAAAGTGGTGACTATTGCCTTAAGCCTTTCAAACTTGACCTTCGTGAATATCTAAATGATACAGAAGGTAACAGAGGTAGATACACAGCTTCTGATATTACAGATTTAGATTCAATTGGAAAGATTGATTTAGGCGGCGAAACGCCTGCAGTTTATGGTGAGAAACATTACAGTATTGGTCTTGAGCCATCTGTAGCTTATGTTCAAGGATATAGAGTTGATCTTCAGAATAAGAAAGAAATTCAAGTAGAGAAGGCGAGAGATATTGAATCATTGGGCGAAGTTTATACTACTCTGGCTCTAGGAAATTACATTGTTGGCACCTTCGCGGATGCCAGCGGCACCGACGCACTACCAGACTTCGCTAATCAAACTATTGATTATGCTATTACTATTAATGGTGTGACAACAGGAACCTGTAAGGTTCGTTCGATTGAAAAGATAAGCAGTGATATTTATCATTTGTATATCTATGATGTGAATATCGTTAGCGGATATCTTAACCAGGCTAGTTCGATTTCTACTGGAACATTTCAGTTTGAACCTCTTACTGATTCTACATTTGAGTTATTAGAATCTAATGATAATAGTTTATTATTTCCACTTCCATATAACACTGTAGAATCTGTATCAGTAAATTATGTGAACTATAAACATAAACATACTGTAACTGGGTCATCACCCACTATTAATTCACCAACTGGTCATGTTTTCTATTCAGGTGCCACCTCAGATTATATTGGCCTTGATTCTGATGGAACTGTTAGAAATTTAGAAGCAACGCCGCCAGCTGGCACTACAAGTCGCCAGCTTCAATTTGATGGAAATGTTACATCAATTATTGCGCCAATACAAAAAACAAATCCAGTATCAGGTACCAAGACACGAACAACTGTCACACAAACTGAAACCTCTCTCACTCTAGTAACTGGTGGCACCATTGAGTTAGATCATCATGACATCTATGATATTGTAAGTATTACTAACACAACAGAAAGCGAAAGCCCCGGTGAAGATATTACTGATCAATTTACATTAGATAATGGTCAGAGAGATAATTACTATCAAGATGGTAAGATTACTTATAATGGATCGGATGATATAACTGATCAAACATTAGAGATTGAATATCGTTATTTCAATTGGGGCGTCACCGAAGGAGATTTCTTTTCAGTAAATAGTTATACTAATATTGAATATAATGAGATTCCAGTATATAATAATTTCTTCCTTGCAGATGTTTTAGATTTTAGACCATATAAACATGCTAACAACAGTAAAAATAAACTTGATCCAGATTCAGTTATAGAACTCAGTGCACTAAATGTTTATCTTCCAAGATATGATAAAATAGTTGTTTCAAATGTTGGCGACTTTAGTGTTGTAAAAGGTACTCCGACTCTTAACCCAAATGTCCCACCAACGCCTGGAGATTCAATGTCTCTTTATGAATTATTTGTTCCAGCTTATACCTTTGATGCTAGTGAAATTACTACAAAATATATTGACAATCGTCGATATACAATGAGAGATATTGGTACAATTGAGAAGAGAGTAAAGAATTTAGAGTATTACACTTCTCTTTCATTACTTGAGCAAGAAGCCTCCGAAAAGAAAATTTTCACAACTGGTGGAGAAGAGAGATTTAAGAATGGTATTCTTGTAGATAGTTTCATCGGCCATAATATTGGTAATCCATTTGATTCTGATTATAAATGCGCGATTGATCCTTCTCTCGGTGTTCTACGTCCAAGCTATAGTACAACTAATATACCATTTGGTGTAGAAAGTGCATACAGATCACAAGAAACAGTTTCTCTTGATTACACTGAAGTTCCTTTGATCACACAACCTTATGCAAGTGTTTCGGAAAGTGTAAATCCCTTTGATCTTGCTGCATGGCTTGGAGTTATTAAGCTTGAGCCTTCAACAGACGAATGGAAAGAGACGAGAATAAGACCTGATGTGATTGTTAATTCAAGTGGTGCATCAGATGCAATTCAATTCCTTGCTGATCAATCAGGTGCCATTGGTACCAAGTGGAATGAATGGGAGACCGATTGGGTTGGTGTTGATGTTCAAAGAGAAAATATTAGAATTGGTCGTAGTGATAAAGGTAGTGCTGCAACTCGCGCAGCTAACCTTGCTGCTAAGCAAGAATTAACGGGTTCGAATAATTGGAGACCAGTTAGAGGTAATATTACAACTACAAGTACAACAACTGAAGAATCTCGAAATGGTATTAGAACTACCATGAGCTTTAGAGAGCAACAGGAAAATCTTGGCGAAAGAGTTGTTGATGTTTCTTTTGTACCTTTCATTCGCTCACGCAGAATTGAGATACAGGGTACAATGTTCAAGCCAAACACAAAGATGTATGTATTCTTTGATGGTGTTGATATCAGTGATTATTGCAGCAAAACAAGTTCTTCCACTCCGTATTCTGCTAAAGCTGCTGCAACACAAATCCATTTAAATGAAGATTCGGATGCAATATTAGCGGGTCGTGGAATTACTAGACAAGATTTGATCACTGATGATGCTGGCAATATTGTTATTGAATGTTTCATTCCAAATAATGCTAGTATTAGATTTAAGACTGGAGAGAGAAATGTTATTCTTACAGATTCACCTAAAAATTCTATCACCGAGGCTACAACATATTCATTCGCAACATACACCGCAACTGGATTAATTGAAACGAAAGAATCGACTATTCTTTCTACAAGGATTCCTCAATTCGATCAACAGAGATTATCGCAGGAACGTACTCTTACTGATGTCGATAGAGATGTAAATGTTAGATACTATGATCCACTTGCACAGTCTTTTGTGATTGGTGAAATTTCTACTGGTACTTCTGTTACTAAGGTCGATCTATTTTTCCAAAAGATCCACGCTAGTATTCCAGTAACAGTTCATTTAGTAACAGTTGAAAATGGTATTCCAACACAAAACGTTGTACCATTCAGTAAGGTTGTTAAGAATCCTACTATTGATACGATCAATGTTACAGAAGACGCCTCAGTTGCCACATCATTTGAATTTGATGCTCCTGTTTACTTACAACCTGGTGTTGAATATGCGATTGTAGTTATGTCCAATTCACCTGATTATCGCCTATGGATGGCAGAGACTGGTGGAGATGATGTATCTGGTCAAGGTAGAATCGATAAGAATCCTTATGCAGGTGTATCATTCAAATCACAGAATGCATCGACTTGGACACCAGATCAGAATCGTGATTTCAAATTTACGATCTATAGAACACAATATGATACAGCTTCTACAAGAACTATTACATTTGATGGATTGGGCACTGCATCAAACTTCACAATATCCAATTTTAATGTTTTCTCATCTAATATTACCCTTCCAAAGACTAATATTGATTGGGAGATTAAGTTTGCATCAAATGATCCTTCAAGATCGATAAATGCTAATAATACCGAGTATTTAGATGTCCCTGTTACTATCGCTAATGCAAGCGATATTGAACTTACTGCAACTATATCAACGACATCTGAATACATATCACCATTACTTGATTTTTCTCGATTATCATTATTAGGAATAAGTAATATTATTAATAATCCAACGTTGAGCCAAATTACTGATGTGAATGATACTCGCGAGGGCGATGATTTTTCATATCTTGATGATTCAAGTACAGCAGATGTTCAATATATTACAAGGACTGTAACACTTAATGATCCTGCAGATAGATTGAATATATATCTTCTTGGCAATCGTCCATCATCTGATTCCAACATTCGTGTACTTGTTAAATTAAAATCAGATGATTCTGATTATGATGATGTTAATTGGTATGAAATTAAACCAACTAAGAATATCCCTGTTAACTCTGATGGAAAATATTCTGAGATTGAATATGATTTTGATTCTAGCGTTTTAGATAGTGGAGATTCACGTTATGAACTTGAATTTACAGCCTTTGCTGTTAAGATCGTATTAACATCAACAGACATTATTAACGTACCAACAGTACAAGACTTTAGAGCAATAGCAACATTTGATTAATATGCCACGAAAAAAGATAGTAAAAGAGAATACCAATCTTGAAAAAGATATGTTTACTGGAGCAATATTGAACCGTGATCGTAATGCTTATAAGCAGGCCGTGAGACGTAAACATCTTCGTAAACAAAAGGAAACCGAACTACAAGATCTGAAATCACAGGTTTTAGAATTAACATCTTTAGTTAAAACATTAACTAAGAAAATAGATAAATAAGAGTATGGCAGATTTTACAAACGTAGAAGTAACTGATACTTTTGATCAGTGGAGAGTTAAAACAAATCAACTTGGTTCTGATTTTATTGCCTTTGAGGCACAGGTTGAAGAAGATATTGCTAATATTGATTTATCTGATTTCGTTACCATATCAACCGCTCAGACTATAAGTGGTAATAAGACATTTAGTGGAAACTCGATATTCACTGGAGGTGTGGATTTGAATGGATCTATTGTTACTTCTTATATTGCGGAAGGAATCACACATTGCGCTATCGAACTTGGTTTAGATAAAACTGGCGACGTGCAATCATTTATTGATTTTCAAGGAGGGGGAAACGATGATTATGATGCACGGATAATCCGATGGTCTAATGGGAACCCGTATGGCAATGGCATGTTTGAAATAACTCAAAGGGGATCTGGTCCTTTATATCTCAATACGACAGACGGTGCTAATATTGAATTATACTCAAATACCGCGGAGGAAGCAGGTGCTCGTAATAATATCTATTATGATGCGGAGTTACACATATTTAGAAATAAAGATGGCAGTGATAATAAACGTGTGGTAATAGATGATGGTACTATTACTGCTGATTCTACTATTAGTGCTGCTAATGTTAATATTACGGGTTCTGCTTTAAGCAATAAACTTACGGTCCAATCGGGTAGGATGAAATTACGTAACCAGGATTATACTTGGCCTTCATCGTATAGTGCAGGTAGATATTTACGAACAGATTCTCAAGGTAATCTAACTTGGGAAGAAGTTGCAGGTGGATCAGGTAGTGTAAATCTAAGTACATTGGTTTTCAATGACATTGTTCCTGTCGGTACAATCATGCCTTGGGCTGGTACTTCTTTACCTTCTGATGGTAAATGGAAGTTTTGTGATGGTGCTCAAGTTTCAAATGCAACTTATCCACAGCTTGCCTCATTGTTGGGTACTAAATACGGATCTGCATCAAGCGGCAAGACAAAGTTGCCAAATCTTGGCGGCAGAGTTCCTTTAGGTGCAGGGGGCACGTTTAGTGTTGGAAATATTGGCGGTTCTGGTAGCAATAATGTATCTATTAGTGGAACGACTGGAGGTACAGCAATAACAATTGATCAAATGCCAAACCATCGTCATAACCTAAACGGTTATAATTTGTCATATAATAATAATTGGCCTCACGGTGCAACTTCAACCTTACTACCGTGGTATAACTGGTCTGGTACTCATAATAAAGTTAACTACAATTTAACAGCTGACACAGGTGGTAACCAACCACACTCTCATAGTTTCTCTGGTTCTACCAGTATTTCCAATTATCAACCTTATGTCACTACACAGTATATCATTAAGGTTCTTCCAGACGATGTTCAACAGGTTTCTATTACGGCTGGTAATGGTATTAATGTTAAAAATGCAAGCAATCAAGATACAACTACACTTGATCTATTTAGTACATCGATAAATGTAAAGGTAAATACAAATCACTTTAAATTCAATAATTCTGGTCTACTTGAATTAAAAACAGTTGCATTAGATAATATTCAGAATATACCTCCGGGATATGTCTTAGGTAAGGGTCATGGACAGACTACTGGAAGTCCTCAGAAAATTTATATCGACGACGATTTATCAACGGTCAACGCAAGCCATGATACCGTTGTATCTGCAAAGGCTGTTAAAAATTATGTAGATACAAAAGTTGCTGATAGTAATATCGCACTTGAAGCGATTGGTCAATTAGGATATAGTATGTCTAGAATATCACCAAGTGGATCGTATATAGCGGTACTAAGATATTATACTTCTGACAAACTTGGGGCCCTAAGTAGCGGAAGCATGGATAGTCAGGGGTGGATTCACGGTAATGGCTATACGGTGACTTCAGGTAGCGGACGCGGTTCAACTACCAGTTATAAATTCAATGCTCAGAATTTTAGTGATAATAAAGAAACATTTGCAAGAGTACATAATAGCCATCCTACAAAATCGATGAAAATTGATATAGATTGGCAATTTATCAGTGATACTGATGATGGAAATGTATTTCATCTGCAATATAGATTTAAATCAACCGCAAATCCCCTTGATACAACTGTTGGTGGATCATTAGTAACCCTGGTTAGCGAGAGCCATGGGGCCCGAACAGGAGGAACCGATGCCCAAGCAAACACTTGGCCTGTTAGATCAACGCTAAGTAGAACATTAGATGTTCCTCCACAACACATGGTATTTTTTAAATTTAGAGGGGTTATCACAGGTGGTAGTGGTCAAAGAGAAGGAATTGGT